TCATTTTAGCAAAGTTTGCTACCAATGTTTGAGTATAGAATATAGTTCCGTTTGCAGGTGCTGATGTAATTTCCTCAGTAAATGAATCGGCTGCCTGTGGCATTAATTCATACTTGTAAAATTGCACTCCTGAAACTAAACTTATACCTCCTGAAACTGAACTTGTGATTGTAGCTGCTGAAACTAAACCATTCGCAAAATAGATGTTTTTTAAGCCACCTACTGCGTCCTTACAATCTAATGTATATCCTGAAACTACTGCACACGCCATAATTTTATAAAATTAAATGGGGGTTTTTACACCCCCGTTATTTATGCTAAAACAAAATTGACAATCTCGTTAGGAAATGCAATCTGCACACCTGCTTTGAATTCTGCTACATATCGAACTTCCATAGCTTCTTGAGCATAGAACATCTCGAACTTAGATTCTTCACCAATCACATCGCAACCAAAGAACATATTTGAACTTCTCATTGCAATTATGCGGTTAGTGTTATTCAATCCATTCACACCAATTACTTTGATGTTAGTTCCTGGAATAGTAATCTCAAAGTTTGAGTTACTTGAATCGGTATTGTAATGGAATAGGTTTGCATTGGTTAATGCTAATTGGTAAGTTCTGAATGTACCCATTCCGCAAAATACAACCGTATCAGGTTTGTCTAATATCGCAACTGGTAACGCTCTGTAAACACCTTGAAAAATTGCAATCACATTCGAAGTAGTGATACCACCTGATGCGCTGTAAGGTGCGCCTGTGGTGAATCCACTTGCATTCGCTTGGATAACTGAACCTGAAGCTGCTGTAATAATTTTTAACAACCCATCGAAACGAGCTAAACTCGAATTCCCTGAAGTTGTATCACCTTGCCAAAATGCAGTCTCTAATTGTTCAGCAATTAAACCCGCTTTTAAGTCTGTGTACTTTTCTTCGAAAGGAATAGTCTTAGGATTAGAGCCTGGAGCCATCACTAATTGAAGGTACTTTGTTTCTAAGTCTTTTGGACATAAAGCCTCATGCACTCTGATAGGCGCAACAGTTAATGTTCTGTTTGAAAATGTGGTCGTACCTGATGCTGAGAATCCGCAAGAAGTACCTGCTTGGAATACGGCATCGGTATCCATTACGTTAACTTGCTGTGACGATTTAACGCCAGGCATTTTAGTTGCTAAACTGATTGATTTAGCTGAGAACAATGACTTAGTCAATAGTTCTCTTTCGTTGGCTTTTGTGTAGGCTGCCAAAGCCGTAACATTAAATGACATAATATTTTATTTCTTGTTTAAAAATTCTACTACTCTACTTAGATTATCTAATTCGTTTTGCTTTTGCTCAGATAATTTCACGTTGAATGATTCTGTTTTGCTTACTTCTGCACTTGGCTCATCTGCTAATTTCTCAACGATTTGAAACATCAATGACATAGCTTCTTTTTGCTTGCCGATTGTTTCGGTTTGCTCGGAAATCATTTCGCTATCAACCTTCATTTTATCTTCTAAAGCCTTGATTCTTGACTCATAAGACTTACACATTTCTTTGATAGCCATTATCTCTTGCTCGCTCATGTTTATCTCAACCTCGCCCGCTTCCTTTTCATCTTCCTTTTCTTCTTTTGGCATTTCAATTGATGATACAACTCCACCTTCTTCGATAGTTATCTTACGTCCATCTTGCAACTCATGGTCGCCTGTTGGTGCAGGGATTTCGCCTTCTTCTGAAACGACTGAAACTAAAGTACCCTCCTTTAATTCGCCATCCCATTTTATGATAGTAATTCCATCAGCTAACTTAGCTTCTTGCATGGTTACCTTTTCCTCAATAGTTTCTTCTTGAAACATTGATTTTAATTTGTCTAATAAGTTTTTAGCTTCACTCATATTTGTAATTATATTATATTTATCTTGTTGTAATCTATTCAACATTTCAAGCAATTCTAATTCTTCTGACTTAGTTTCCTTTACTTGTTTTTCTTGGAAGAATCCCTCAACTGAAAACCCTTTAAAAACTCCTTCTTTAATGAAGTCATTCCATATCTCATCGTTGTCAACTTTGCAGGAAATAAACCAACTTCCATTTGGTAAATCTTCAAATCCTTTTGGGGCATTAATTCCTCTTTCCTCGTCTATGACAAAGGATTCAATCAAATAAACCCCTTGTGCTAATAAACTCTTTTTATGTTGGAGATTGAAGTTAGTAGTATATTGACTTTTAAAGTATTTCTCAACTATTTTTTGGATTGTTTCCTCACTAAAAACTACATTATATTCTTTGCCCTCTTTATCTTTTCGGTAAATCAATTCATTTGGAATCATAGCAGGACCGCTTATAATTCTTTTCTCTGTATCAGATTTAAAACTAAATGCCTTTTTATCTATTTGCTCAAGTTTTCTTTGCGCCCATTCTATACCCGCATCACCTCCCCACGCTAACCACATCAATCTTCCACATCCGTCACCCAATTCCTTATCGCTGTTTTGTCGATGTCTTTCAAATGCTGCCATTCTCGCTATTGTATCTCTGCTTATTGCTTCGCCTTTTGCAAGTTGGTTCGCTCTTTGTTTTCCGACATCAGTTCCACAATCACCCCATCCGTTTTCCTCTGCATATCTTAAAGCTATCTTCGCATTCTCTTTTGCTTGTTCGGGGTAATCTGTATAAGACTCAAATTGTTCGTCATTGAATGCTATCCAATTTCTTTTAATTGCAGGCTTATCGACTAAGGAAATAAAGTCAACTCCCGATTCATCATCTTCATCATTAATTACTAATTCGTATAAAGGTAATTCCATGTAGTAAAGTATTATTTTGAAAATTTGTTTTAACCTATTGTCGCCTTTGCCTTGATTGAACTTACTTGATTCTGTACTTGTGTAATATCTGACTCAACCACTACAACCTTAGTCATGCCTACGTTGTTCACGTCTAATGGACCACGATTATCTAACTGCACAAAGGATGAACTCGGTCGGGTTATTGGTGGCGGTGCTGATGCTGTTGTATTACTCGGTGTCGTATTAGTTCCTTTTGCGTCTGTATTTAAAATGTTTTGAACTGCCTTTAATCCTGTTGCCGCTGCTGCTGCTGCTGATAATATCGCAAAAACTTGTCCATACTTTAGCCCCTCTTTGTAAGCTCTAAATGATGCAACATAAGTATCTATTAAAGTTGCCGCTGCTGCTATTGCTTTCCCTTCCTCAGATTGTTCACCCATTAGATTTGTTATGGTATTTAATAAGCCTGATAATTGGTCCGCAAATGCCATTCGTGCCTCAATTTCTTCATCTAATATTTTCTTATCTTCTGCTGCTATTCTTTGTCTTTCTTTAAGTGCATCCTCCTCAGATTTTAGAATCGCATTATCATATTCATTTTGCGACTCCATTCTCTGTTCGTCTAACTTTTCCATTTCCTCCTGCTCAACTATTTCAAGATGAATCTTTGATTGAGAATATTCTGCATCAAATTTCTTTTTCTTTTCTAATTGTGCTGCAAGTGCTTTTTCTTCTTCTTCACGTTTCTTTTTTTCTTCCTCTAATCGCTTTGCCTCTTTTGCTTTTCTTGATTCATCTTTTGCATCGTAAGCATTTTTTATCTTCTCTTTCTTTTCTTCAAGTTGACCTTCCTCACCTACTCGCTTAGTGTAGTTTTGTTGTAATGCTCTTAATGCTTCATCTAACTCATTAGACAAGTTACCAAGCGAAGCAATACTCGCCCCTTTTTGAATTGCTAAGATTTGTTTATAAGTTGCTCCATAACCTTTAGCCTTTTCGATTAATGCAGACGTTTCAAGTTTTGAACTTTCCTTTAAAAGTCTTATTTGTTCATTCTGTAATCTTGTTGCTTCTGCTAATAGCTTGTTAGCCTCTTGGTCTGAAATAGATTTATTCTTAGCTTGCTTTAATAACTTGTCAATTTGCGCTTCATATTGCGCCTGCTTCAATGCTAATGAATCTAAACTATCTTCATAGTCCCTTGTTAGTTGATTAGCCCTTTGCATTGCGTTGGCTTGGTCTGTTATTGATACGGTTGACCCTTCAACTCCAGTAATAAAATTAAAGATTGCACTTCTTAATCCTTGAAATAGCCCATTTAAATAAGCCATTTTATCGGATATAAAATCCATTAAAGGGGCAAAGTCACTAAAGATAGCGTATAAAGCTGTCATTGCAAGCACAATACCGCCAATAATCAACCCTATTGGATTGGCTAATAGTGACATAAAACCTCTTGCTAATCCCTTAACTCCATCAATAGCACCACCAATAGGACCGCCCATATCACTTACGGCATCCGCTGCCCCTTTTAAGTCCTTTTTAGTTGCCCTTGCTGACTTGTTTAGCTTGTCAACTTCCTTATCTAACTTCTTAATCTTAACATCTGAGTTACCTATGTCAGTTTCAATACCTATTAACGCCTTAA